GTACATTTGATTCTGCTATCGAACTGTGGAATCTCATTATGGAAAATACCTATAATAGAAACGAACCCGGCGTTCTATTTGTTGACCATATGAATCGAATGAATAATTTACACTATTGCGAATGGATTAATGCAACCAATCCGTGCGGAGAGCAAGTTCTTCCTATTGGTGGGGTTTGTTTGCTAGGGTCTATCAACTTAGTACATTTTATTGATGGGGATACAAAAGATTGGAAATATAATGAATTAAAAAAAATTATTCATACTGCTGTACGATTTATGGATAATGTTAATGATAAAACACAGGTTCCTCTTAAAACGCAAAAGGATAATTTAAAAAATAAAAGACGTATTGGCTTGGGTGTCTTGGGTTATGGGTCAGCATTGTTGATAGCTCGTGTAAAGTACGGTAGCAATAAAGCGATAGAAATGACAGAAAGCTTAATGCAATTTTTTACTAATGAGGCGTATAAAGCGTCAACCTTGCTAGCAAAAGAAAAGGGGGCATTCCCCTTATACGATAAAGAGCCATATCTTAAAGGAAAATTTATAGAAAAGCTAGATCGTGGCACTGTCAATTTAATAAAAGAACACGGTATACGTAACTCTCACGTAACTTCCATACAGCCAACGGGCAACAGTTCATGTTTCGCGAATTTAGTAAGTGGCGGCTTAGAACCGTTATTTATGCATGGCTATGTTCGCACGTCTATTCAATCTGAAGCTCCCGAAGGATTAATAATTCCTAAAAATATTAACTGGGCAAATAAAACATTTGATTTAAGCGATATTAAAGACAATGGCACTACATGGAAATGGGTTAAAGAAGGCGATGAGGATTTACTAGCTACTAAGTTTGAAGAAAAGGTATGGAAATTTGATCGCACAAGAGGATTGCTCAAAGAAGAGTGGATTGAAGATTATGGTGTTTCATATTTAAAAAATATCAAAAAGTGGAATCCTGATGCTGCGTGGGCAACCTGTTCTATGGACCTTGATGTTGCAGCACATGTTAATACCATGTCGATTTTTGCAAAATGGGTTGATTCAGCCATCTCTAAAACTATTAACGTAGCCAATAACTACGTCTATGACGATTTTAAGAATATATATATACAGGCATGGGAAAACGGTATCAAAGGATTTACAACATATCGCGCTGGAACTATGACAAACGTTTTATCAGGATCATCATCATTAAATAAAATACAAAAGACCACCTCTCCTGAACGACCAAAAGAATTGCCATGTGATGTATACCATATTAGTGTTAAGGGTGATCAATATTTCGTGTTGGTTGGTATATACAATGAAGAACCGTATGAGGTTTTTGCAGGAAAAAATGGATTTATTAGTAAAAAGGTAAAATCAGGAATAGTAATAAAAATGGGAAGACCTAAAGGGGTATATAAAGCAATTTTAGAAGACGGCCTAGAACTTTCCCCTGTTAATGCTACTTGTAGTGCAGAAGAAGATGCCCTAACTAGAATGACCTCTACATCTCTTCGTCATGGCGCAGATATTCATATGGTAGTACAACAACTGGAAAAGGTAAGGGGAGAAATGACGTGCTTAGCAAGAAGTATGGCTAGAGCACTTAAAAAGTATATACCTGACGGAACTAAAGAAGAGGGAGTATGTGAAGAATGTGAGAATAAAGGATTGATACGACAAGAGGGATGTATTACCTGTACTCAATGTGGATGGTCTAAGTGTGTATAAGAAAATCATATTTCATTTATTGTGTTGTATTATCGTCATAGTATCGTCTATTGATATATACTGGCTAAGTAAAAATAGACATTTTCATATTGATTCATACGTTGCAGAGCAAGCCGGTATCAATAAAGAACATACATCTTCTGGTGATTATGTAATAACAGAACAAAATCCAATAGGTCGCTATCTATTAGAATTAGATGGTGGCGATGTCTCTTTATTTATTTTGTTAAAAATGATAGGAACCTATATCGTTGTAGCTATACTATATACGTTTCGGCATTACAATATAAGGTATACCTATGTTGTTGCAGCATCGGTGGCAACAGCACAATTAATTTTATTAATATATTTATATTCACATCCAGATCAAAGCTTATTTAAATATGTAATTATATTTCAGAAATTAGAGAGTATAATTAATACGGGAGCGTGCCATGCCAGACTATACATTTGAATGTAGCCAATGCTCTGAACAAACCGTGCTGTTTTTTAAAATGTCAGAATATACAAATAAATCTAAAAAAATACGATGCCCTTTCTGTAAAGGTAAGTTGATTAGGGACTTTGCTACGGACAATGTAAAAGGTATTATAGCATCTTCATTGTCGGAATCTGAAACTATTGGTCAGTATGCGGAAAAACAAACAGCTAAATATGGCAAACAAAAAGTAGAAGACATGATGGCCGATGCTAAAACAAAAAAGACAGGAGGTATGCACAAATTGCCCACAGGAATGAAACGTATGGATAAATCTAAAGACAATATCAAATGGACTAAAGATTAAATTGGAGATATTATGGCTAAAAAGAAAGTAGGAAAGAAAAAATCTGATACTCACATAATTAATAAAAAAAAGCCGACAAAAGAACCTAAGAGAATAGAGGTGATATATACTGTCACGGGCAAAGAAGACTATTTAGAAGATAATAAATATCCATGTGTAGACTCTGATTCAGAAACAGCAAAAGAATCTCCAACAGCTTTTGCAATGAAGATTACTATTGGCAAAAGAACTAAATATTATGCCAAACGAGGAAAGCATGGTAGATTATTTAATCCGGTTGGTATGTTTAGTGAGGGGATGGCATCTAGACGACTAGGACATGCCGGTAGATTAGAATGGCGATTCACAGAAGTAGGAGAAAAGGTGTTTGAATTCTATAGGAATTTTTTAAGAACTAAGAATATTGCATATTTACACAATGCAGAAAGGGAATTGTTATGAAAAAGGGTAAATTGACAGATGTGGAAAAGGCATGTATTAAAGGAATGTTAAGTGATAATATGTCTGTAATGACTATGGCTACTCAATTAGATAGGAGCGTCCCTATTGTTGAAAAGGAAGTAGAACTCATTAAAAGACAGGAAGAACGAATTAAATCAGACGCTGCTAGAGAACAGCTTTTTATTAATCAAACAGCTGCGGGAAGTAAGGGCGTCAGTATAATGACAGAAGCAGCTTCTGTACGGGTAGACGCATCAAAAGATAAGTCTATTCCTAGCGATACTCGTTCTGCTTGGATTCATAAGATTAGGTCAGATGGCTAAAGAACGTTCAAACGACAATCGCTATCCTTCTCGATATTCATCTGATGTAGACGAGAATGGATTTGCATGGGTAACTGGACGACAATATATCGTAGAATTGATATGTGAAAACAAAGCATTACAGAGTAAATATAAAACGGGATCGTCACAAGAACTCCCGCGAGGATTTTATACCAAAGCACTTGGCTTAGCACAATGGCAAAAGTTTTATACAGAACAAATTAACAATCGCAGTCTAACAAAACTAATAGAAAAACATACAGTTGATAAAATCGTTGCATTTTTAAAAGATAATCGATATATTATGAGCCTACGACCTAAGTGGGTACACGAAAAAATAGATGACTATAATTATATAGCCAAAACGTCCACAAATAATAATTATCTATCGCATTCTTTTGATAAACCAAAAAACTTTACCACTAACAATGATAAAAAATCTATTATATCTAAGCTGAAGGAATTAGAATGACTAAAGATATTATTAAGGAATATGGAAATGTGATTCATGATCCGTCTTCTATAACTGATCAAAAATTAAAAATTATATCGATTAGTCCTAAGCTAGATATTGCGTTAGGTGGTGGAGTACCCGAAGGATCTTTATTTATTATGACTGGTCCAGAAAAGGTAGGCAAAACCCTTACAGCTTTAACATTTTGTGCCAACGCCCAACAAGATAATCGCAAAATTTACTATGGGAATGTAGAGGGGCGTCTTAGAAAACGAGATATAGAAGGAATCAAAGAGCTAGATTCTGATGCAGAAAAAATTAAAATTATAGGTTCAACACAAGGTAATATATTATCGGCAGAAAAATATTTAGGAATTTTCGATCAAATCATTCATACCCAACCCAATACGATATGTGTTATAGATTCTTTTTCAGCGTTAGCTAGTGACGCAGAACTTACTGGTGACTTAACAGATCAGCAAGTAATGAGCGTGCAGAAAGTATTGGCTAAATTTTGCAGAAGGATGGCTCCAGCATTACCAATTAATAAGGTAACTGTGGTAGGCATCACGCATCTAATGGCAAATGTTTCTACTTTTGGAAGAGGAAAAGCGAAAGTAGAAAAATCAGGAACTGCTTTAAAATATCAAGTGGATGTTAAGCTACACGCCTCACATACCAAGCCCATTATGCAAGGAGAGACACAAATTGGACAGACAGTACACTGGCAAGTAGTAACTTCTTCTATAGGGCCACCCGGACAAAAGGTAGAAAGCCATATTAAATATGGACGTGGTATTTGGAAAGAAATGGAACTAGCTGATTTACTAGTGGACTTTGGTATAGTTAAAAAAAGCGGTACATGGCTAACGCTGCCAAATGAAGAAAAGATGCAAGGAAAAAACAATCTGGCTACATATTTAGAAAACAATCCAGACCAATATAAACAATTTGAAAACGATATTTTCTCTATGATTGGAATCGAAAAATGAACAGGGAGGAATTCAGATGTTGGTAGAAATATGCGTTGTGAGTGTGTTAGTGGGATTAGGTTATGCAATGGCTACATTTGTAGACATTATTTTTATACAAAATTAATATTAGAAATAGGAAGGTAAGTCTTATGATTCAAAAAACATTACTAGCGGTATCATTGTTGATAATTAATACAATTCAAGCTTTTGGCGGTGATGCAGCATTGTATCAAAAACTACAAGATGTGTCTGTCACTGTTAAAGCAGG